TGGAGTTCATGCGCGGCTTGTAGCCAGCGATCCCCGGACTTATGTGCGGCCAGGTTTCGGCAAGCCCAGATGTTTTGGCCACTGGGCCTGCAGCCGCAACATAATTCCGGGCGCAACATAATATGCGCTCTCATCTGAATCCTGGAATCGCCCCCAACGACTGACGTCGTAGACCAGAATAATTGTGAAGTCTGCCGTACCGCTCTCGACATCATTGATAAGCTGCTGAAGCGATGCGCGTCCACTGATGTTGAGGCCACTCTTTCCGGCGTCGGTGTAGGTGCGGACGATCTCGATGCCGCGGTGGGCAGCGTATTCGCGGATCTTGTCGGCTTGATTTTCGGTGGAGTATTGCTGGTGCTCGGTCGACATCCGCACATATTCGGCCGCCCGCAGCAGAGGTGGCTGCTCGTCAACAACATCGCTTGGTTTGCCTTGTCGCATGATTCCCGATCGCTCCAGTCATTTGGAATTTCTCTCAGGAAATCACCTGTATGTCGCGATGGTCGTCAAAGCAAACTCCTGGCGATGAGCCAGGAAGGCTGCGATCTGAGGTCGTGGATGGTGGGTCGAGAGTGCATCTGTGCAATACAGTAACATTTGCGCAACGAATCACCGAACACGTCCTCTCTTTGCAATTTTGACGCGTGGCACGCATTGGCAGCATTGGCAGGCGTGCGCAGTGATTTCGACGGTCCAGACGTCCATCTTTGCAATTCCGTCGGCGGTGACCAAACTGAGGCGATAAATCCCGGACGGCGGGGGAATTGCCGGAATTGACGCGTCCATCTTTGCAATTGGCCCGGCCTTGGCTTTGGCGTTGCGTTTGTGTTGCAGAGATCGATTGCTTTCGACATACTTTGGGTGGGACTGGCGGTATTTGCGCGAGTAGTCTGGATTGCGCTGACTCCAGGACTGGTGTGCCCGGGTCTGATTGTCCCGGTAATCCGGATCAGTCTGCAGCTTGAGGCGCTGCCATCGTTGGCGACGTGTGCGCTGGCAAGCAGGTGCCGAGCAATACAATTGCTGCGGGACTTGAGGACGTATTTGAAAAAGCTGGCCGCACGCTGCGCAATGCTTGTTCTGCATGAAACTCTCCATACACAAAGACAAGTATCGAGCGTGCGTGACAAATCGATTTGCCGAGGAAAAATTGCATGGGTTTCCGCTTCGAAAAACGCATCCGCCTATTCAAGGACCTCGCTCTCAATTTGAGCAAGTCGGGAGCGTCGCTGACGGTCGGCGGCAAAGGCGCATCGGTCAACGTGCGCGGCGACAAGGTCACCGGCAATGCCGGTATTCCGCGAACCGGCATGTCTTACCGGCGGCGGCAAACTGCGCGGCGTGGTGTGGGAGCTATTTTTCGCGCCGTGCTGGGGTTCATTTTTGGGCGTTGAGCCGTCGGTTGGACGGCGGTGGGTCGGAAACGTGTGCTGATGCCGAAGCCATTTCCCGCACCCGGCAATCGCCCGCGCAAAGGGTTGTATTTTTCGTGATTGCCGTAATATACTGTTTTTTTGTACAGCATATTGCGGAGTTGCTATGTCTATGGTGGATGTAACTAAGTTCAACGCGGTGATCGGAGGGCTAAAGCCGGTTGTCGCCACATTGGTGGAATCGCATCGAACTGCGGGACACACGCTGACGTGGCGACTGTTGCACGCGATTGAAACTGAGGCATTGGGGCAATTGGAAAAATCGGGCGATCTCATGCCCGGCTACATCAATATGTTGCGTGCGTCACCGGTTTTTTGCTACCCAGACAACGATGATCCAGTTAACTTCGGAGAATCAAACGCCATCGCCTGTGCTTTTTCGATGATTTATGGGGCTTACAACCAGTCTGCATTGATGAGATTACGTGGAGCATCCATGCCGAACATGAATGAAACTTGAATGCGTGCAACTTGACTTGGGCATGTATAATTTAATTTCAATGGAACGAATTCACTCGATAAATCCGGAGCGCATAGCTTGGTGTTGTGCCGACCACGGCATTACACCGGGGGAGCTTGCGGCTGAAATTGGCATTGCGCCGATCAGCATTGAACGTGTCATGGACGGCGAAGGTGACATGACCTTCAACCAGCTCAACAAACTTGCCGAGTATTTCTGCCGTGGAGTACTGTTCTTCTTGGAGCCCGAACCTGTCAACGAGGATAGCGTTCACACTCTTGCTTTTCGGACGCTTGCAAACCAAAAACCAGAACTGTCGGCAAAGGTTAAGAATTTTATTGAACGCGTCGAGAGGCAGCGATCAGTTTTCCTGACCCTGCGCGATGAGTTGAGCAATCCAGATATTCCCCATTTTGCCCCGCCTGAGCTACCTCGCAGCAATCCGCTCGACGCCGCGCGTATTGCTCGTGACTGGCTAAATTTGGGCGACGAAAACACTTTTGATAGCTATCGTGCTGCTGTTGAAGCGAAGGGTATTCTCGTATTTCGTAGCAACGGTTATAACGGGAAGTGGCAGATTGCGAAAGAAAACCCCATTCTGGGCTTCACTCTCTATGACCCGATCTGTCCGGTGATCGTTGTCAAGAAGCTGCAATCGGACGCCCAGCAATCGTTCACGTTGATGCATGAACTAGGTCATCTATTGCTACATAGGACCAGCTCGATCGATGACGAACAAGATATGCAATCGCATCGCGGTCACGAACGCGATGCCAACGCGTTTGCAGGGCAAGTGTTGGTGCCCGATGCATTTTTGACGAGAATCGATGACTCGGATCGCCCCGACGAAGTTGATGCATACGATGCATGGCTAGATCGCCAGCGCAAAGCGTGGGGCGTCAGCTGTGAGGTAATTTTACGCAGGCTGCTCGACAGCGGGCGATTATCGCAACGGAAATATGCGGCCTACCGTGAATGGCGAGCGACATTGGTATTCCAAGCAGGGGAAAGCGGTTCGCGCGCCTATCGCCATCGTGAGCCCAAGCATATTTTCGGTGACACGTTTGTGCGCACTGTACTCGATGCGCTCAGCGGACGCTATATCACTCTTGCCAAAGCCAGCAGTTATCTAGACGGACTGAAGCTCAACGATCTGCACCAATTAGAACGCCACTATGCAGGTCTTTGACGCGTCGTCCATCATATTTGCTTGGGACAACTATCCGGTTGTTCAGTTTCCTGGAATGTGGCGATGGATGGCTGCTCAAATGGACAACCATGATATTGTGATGCCAAGCGTAGCGGTTACGGAAGTTGTGCATGTAGCGCCGGAATGTGCCAAATGGCTCGGGGAAAACGACCTTAACCAGATTCCAATGAGCAATGCAATTCTGCAGGATGCGCTACGCATCAAAAATTTACTGGGGATCGTCGGTGATAAATACGGTGGGGGCGTGGATGAGAACGACTTATTTATCATCGCCACGGCCCGATCTGTCAGCGCGCGACTCATCTCAAGTGAGAGCTTTCAAGCCGTGCCGCCCAAAGCCATGCACAATTACAAAATTCCCACTGTGTGCGCAATGGCAACGGTCAATGTGGACTGCATCAATTTCGTCGAATTCGTGAAGCAATCAAAAACAGTATTCGGTTAGTAGGCTAGCGCCGCACACTTGCGCGGGTTTGCGTGGAAGCCCTCGGTAAAGTGACAGCGCAGTTCGATAGTTTGTCTGACTGCACCAACGAATCGATTGCATCTGCTCCCTGCCTACCAGCTTTACGCAGGGAGAGCATATCGTGACTTGGTGCGAAAATTCGACGACGCGCCGGCCTGATTAAGCGAATTGCGCCATAAAAATTGGCGCACTGGTGGGTGACACAGCCAGAACGGGACTCATCGCAGGCACTGTCTTTCCTGACCGGCACCCACTTGTGGTTCCTATTCGTCCAGCTGATTAGTATTGCGACGAGCCCAGTTCATGATTTCTTCCAGATTGAATCGCACGGATGAGTTGATGTGCACACAAGGCAGACCTACCGCCTCGCGAATCCGTTTGCTGCTGAACATGTAAGCGGGAAGACTAGTCGCGGCAGCCGCTTCCTTTGCTGTCAGTAGGCTTGCGCTGGATCGTGTCGTGACATCGCTTGCTCTTTCCGACGTTGAAGCGTATAGCGCGTTGGACTCGAATGCTCGAATTTCCACCATTGGGTACACCACCCTCTTGGATAATTTGAGGTAACGAGGGCCACGGCCTTCGCTGCGCCAACGCTGCAATGTTTTGGGACTCACGCCCCAGTGTTTAGCCAATTCGCTTTCGGACAGGACAATTTTTTCCATAATATAACTCCTTTGGTTGATGGAGCCATATATTGATTCTCCGTCGGGTCGATCAAGCAAGTTGATGGAGCGGAAATTGCTCACGTCTTCGATTTAACGCCCTAAAAACCAAGGCAACGATCTCAATGCCGCGATGGACTGCGTATTCGCGGATCTTGCCGGCAGGGGCAATTCTGGAATTGACGCGTCCATCTTTGCAATTGCGCGATTTTGCGTCCGGCTGTTGCGCTCGCGTTGCTGTGTGCGATTGCGTTCGGTATATTCTGGATGCGTTTCGCGGTATCCGCGCCAATAGTCTGGATTGCGCTTGCTCCAGTCCTTCTGCGCTCGCGCCTGGTTGTCTTGATAAACCGGATCGTGCTTCAGCTTGTCGCGCTGCCAACGCCGCCGTCGCTCGCTCTGGCAGGCAGGCAGGCGCCGAACAGTAACATTGTTGGGGGACCTGATGACACGGTCGGAAAGGCTGACCGCACGCCGCGCAACACTTGTTGTTCATGTAATTCTCCATACACACAAAAATGTGTATCGAGCGTGCATGACGGGTCGCTAAAGGTAATCCGGATCACTGTCGTTCCACGTAAATCGAAATCCTCCAGGATTTAGCGCCGGCTTTTCCAATATCCGCAATAAGAGAATTTACGCTATCATGAACGGTAACAACACCCGCCACGCCTCTCAACGATGCGCACCCTGGCGGGTTACTTTTTTTGTACTATTCGTTAATACGCAGACTTGTTAACAAAAATGCGTTATATACGCAGATCTATTGACAAAACCGCTCCTTGATGCGGCCAATCAACCATTCTGTTGACACCTTGACTGGCCAGAGCGTGATCAGCGCCTTGTCCGATAAATGCATATACATTTCGGACAAAACAAGGTCAGGTGTGACTCGTCAGACCGTGAGACCAACGCGGTCAATAGTGAACCAAGGTTCAGCCATCCGCATTTACTTCACCCACGGCGCGCGCTATCCAACTGGGCAATACAACACGTGCGGCGCACAACGCATTCCATTCCGCCGCCGACAATTTTGTCCGCAAAATCCTGAGCGCAGCGTGCGCGTGCTCCGGACCGAGCCACGACAAGGCGCGAATAGCGGTGCCAGCGGGCCGTTTGCCGAGGACCAGTTGCCAACGGGCGCCGTGTTTGAGTTCGACGGCCCGGTTGCCCAATTGCAGGGTACGCGAGGCACCGGATGTAATGAAAACCTCCCGTATGGGCACCTGCGTGGTCAGCCCCAGCGCATTGGCCTCCGCTGCACCGCTGACAACAATGGTTTCCCCGCTTTGCGCCTCGATCGCTTGCACAACCGATTCGGTGGACGACGCCCGCGAGCCGAATCGTCCGCTGACAGGAACCACATAGGCGTCCCGACCCACGCGCAGAAGTTTGCCTTCTCGGGTCAGTAGGGTCAGGGTCCGAACTACCGCAGCCCGCGATCCTAGGTGCAGGAATTCTTTGGGCGACAGGATGCCCCCCTCGGGCAGGGATTGCACTGCAGCGAAAATGGTTTGTGTCAGGGTGCTCATGCATTTTTTTCCATTTATCGGAAACTTAAATTAGTTTCTGACATATTGCAATGAACACCTCCACAGGTACGCACGTAAAGGCCGTCATATTGAGTGAGATCAATATGGCCACCGAACTGCAGGCAACTACCGTTTGGTTTAAAAATTAAGTAATATCAGTATGTTTTTAAACCAATATCCATGATGGCCAATATGATCGGAAACCGCATTCGGCAGGCTCGGCTTGCTGCCGGCCTGACTCTGGATGCACTAGGAAAGCAGATTGGCGTCACCCATACCGCCATCCAGAAATACGAAAAGGGCGCGATGACGCCGTCCTCTTCCCAATTGCTCAAGCTGGCTCGTGCGTGCGGTATCCGGGTAGAATATTTTTTCCGTACGCATCAGGTCGAGCTGCTGGATCCTGAGTTTCACAAACTTGCTTCCTTTGGCAAGACTGCGCAGGAGGCGCTCAAGATCAAGGTACTGGATCTGGTCGAAAAGCGAGTGGAGTTGTTAGGTTTTTTCCCGGAGTCGCCGATCCCTGCATTCGTGCCACCAGCCGGCCTGCCGCGGAATATCGAGGCACTTGATGAGATCGAAGCGTTCTCGAATCAGGCGCGTGATGTATGGACGATGGGGATGAGTCCGATCGCCAACCTGACCGGCACCTTGGAACGGCTGGGGCTGCTGGTGATCGTCGTCGATGAAGAAAATCCCGGATTCTCTGGTCTGACCGCAACCGCCCGCACCGGTGATGGCCGCTCATATCCCGTCGTCGCGGTCTCCTCACGCTGGCCCGGCGATCGACAGCGCTTCACGTTGGCGCATGAGCTCGGCCATCTCCTCTTATCAGGACGTCTTGCTGCAAACGTAAATGAAGAAAATGCGTGTCATCGCTTCGCAGGCACCTTTCTGGTGCCCAAGGTTGCGGTCACCTCACTGCTCGGACGACATCGCCGTGAAGTGGAGTGGCCGGAGCTCTACGGGCTCAAGCACGAATTCGGCATGAGTATGGCGGCCTGCCTCGAGCGCGCCAAACAGTGCGATTTGGTTTCCGATGCCGATTATCTTGTTATGTGGAAACGCTTTTCTGCGAAAGGTTGGAGAAAAGCCGAACCAGGCGATCCGGTTTCCCAGGAGCATCCACAGCTATTTGAACAGCTGGTTTTCCGTGCTTTGGCCGGACAATACATCTCCGAATCCAAGGCCGCTGAACTACTTGGTCTCCCGATGATGCATTTTCACAGGAAGCGCCAGTTGGCTCCGCCGGATGCAGCTACCGAGCAGTGACGCCAATATCTCGAGCGAGACCTAATCGGCACTTTCGGTGTTGCGCATCCGCGCTGGCAGACAAGTGGCTAACGGCCCAAGGATTGCAGCAAGGCCACCAGTGTAAAGATATCGGTATAGGGTTCAGCGCCATTGAAGGCGTTGCTACGCGCGGCCAGTCGCCGGGCTCGCACGTCAGCAATCGTGCACAGATCAGAGGTTGTGGCGAAACTCCCTCCCGCACCCTTGTCGTAACCGGGAATGTATTGCTTCAAGCGACGCATCACCTCATCGCGGTGCAACGGGTGCTGAACGTCCTCGTAATGCAATAGGAGCCACAACTCGAAACTGGGCACCGACGCGATGGCGCGGAAGACCACAGGCTGCTTGGCATCGTTTCGCAATTTTCCATCTAACGACGACGCCATCGTGAGAGCATTAAAGTAGGTTCGATGCTCATCGCGGTCAAATACCGCGTAGACCTGCTCGAACGCGCGCCGGCGAATGGCTTTGTGAATGTCGCCGTGCTCGAACAAATCGCGCGCGTATTGCACGACCTGAATCGGTTCGGTACCAAGTTCGCCAGGCTGCACTTCGACGTTGGCTGTGTGCAGTCGATGCACCGCCCGTATTTCCTTGAAATACAGCGGCTCGGTCTTGCTCCCTTCAGAAACGATCAAGATACGATCGTAACTTGCGCGCTGGTTTATCTTGCGCTCGAGTTGGGCACGTTGCCGGATTTTTGGGGAGTTATCGCGCGCCAACCGTCGCCTCCTCTCCTGGCCAGTTATCGAAAAACGGCAGCGCGCCATAGCGCCCGATCAGGTACCCGCGTTCCATGGCTTCATTCTTGCGCGGACTGAAGTCCGACAGCGGGTAGAGCCTGGACGCTTGATCACGATCCTTCTCGACAAACCAGACTTGATCACGCCGGAACAAATCTGGATCGAGCAACGACGTGTCGTGTGTGCTAAAGATCAACTGCGCGCCCTTGGTATTTAGCGATGGCGTGTGAAACAACTCCACCAACCGCCTCACCAATAGCGGATGCAAACTGTTGTCCAGTTCGTCGACAACAAGGACGAGACCCTTCTCCAGGATATCGAGTATGGGACCAGTGAGGAAAAGCAAACGCTGGGTCCCCATGGATTCATCGGCAAGATCGAACACCGCCTTGCCCTTGGCCGTCACATGGTGGAACCGCAACTCATTGACATCCAGTTCCTCGTTTCGTACCTCAGTCTTGCCGGCGGCGATATCAAAGTGAACGGATTGCCCGGCCGCTTTACGCGTGATTACATCGATGTCAGCTATGCTGATATCGGCGCCGGAGAGGAAGTTACAGATGGCTTTCTTGCCGGCCGGCTGCCGCAACATATCCACAGAAAATTGAGGGTTCAAGGCCGTGATGTCGTTGAAAATGGCTAACTTGCTGACGAACCAATCGAAAATCGGTCGCAATTGCTCGCTATTGAGTTGGACTGCCATTGATAGGAAGAGCGCATTGGGTCGGGTAGCTCCCTCCCATACGCTCTTCGGGCCTTTCAGGCCAGGGCCGAATTCATAGTGGTCTTTGCCGGTTTCCGGATCGTACTGGCGATCGAACCACTGCTGCGGCTTGAATGCTTTATAGACGAGCAGGTGCTCACTGGTTATCCGCTGCGCGGTGAGTGTGAACCCGTATTGGTATCGCACGCCATCCAGGATGAATGTGGCTTCAAATTCCGTAGGTTGATCACCGGAATTGGCGTCGAGGCGAAACGGCTGCACGCTGAAAGTCTGACCGGGTTGCATTACTGATGCAGAGTCCAGCACTACGGCCCGCATATACTGCAATGCCTTGATGACGTTGGATTTCCCACCGGCGTTGGGGCCATAGATCACAGCGCTACGCAGCAGGACAGGCGCAGCTTTAATACCCGACAGCATGGTGTTGCTGTCCGACAGCGCTTTATCTTTGGCGGCAACGAGGCTCAAAACCTGCTCGTCACGCAGGGAACGGAAGTTACGTGCGTGGAAATCTAGCAGCATCGTATTTATCCATTTAGTCGTTTAATAAATTCGTATTTTGCCATAAAAACGCAAAATTCAAATTTATTTCACAAATCAATATTAAAATAAACCACATTCTGAATGACTGCGGAAGAAACCCCGGTCGGTGAATGCGTCCGATAATTGTGTACAAATTTCGGACATGTTGACCGGGCGTCGCGTATCCCGGCGCATTGTTCCGTTATATCGGTAATTATTGACAAATACCGACATATTGGAACAGCATGCGCAACATGGACAACTCAACCGAGAAATTGATCGACCTGGCTCGGTCCCAAGGATTGATTCGCCCGCGTGATCTGGCGCCGCACGGAATTCCCCGGATTTACCTGTCCCGTGCCGTCCGGCGCGGGCAACTCGAACGCGTCGGGCGCGGGCTCTACGGACTGCCGAATCGCGACATTTCGGCTCACGGAACGCTGGCTGAAGTGGCGCGCAGGGTGCCGAAGGGCGTCGTCTGCCTGCTCACTGCGCTGCGTTTTCACGACCTGACGACCCAGTCCCCTTTCCAGGTGTGGCTGGCTATCGATAACAAGGCCAGCACACCGAAACTTGACTACCCGGCACTGCGGATCGTACGTTTTTCCGGAGTGGCTCTTACCGAGGGTGTCGAGGAGCACATTGTGGATGGCGTGACTGTCCGCGTAACGAACATCGCAAAAACCGTCGCCGACTGCTTCAAATATCGCAACAAAATTGGGCTCGACGTTGCCATGGAAGCGCTACGCGAAGCCTGGCACGGAAAGCGAATAACCAGTGACGACATCTGGCGCTACGCCAAGGTTTGCCGTGTAACCAACGTGATGCGCCCCTATCTGGAAAGCTTGGGGTAAAGACGCGCAGGCGCGGTCGGTGGGCGCGCATGCGTTTGTCACTCAATCGTGGATTGGTGCAGGAGTCGCACTTGGTTCCGACTTGGTCCCGGCAAGATCAGTTGCTGTTTGTTCGCCGGATATTGCGCCCTGATTTTCTTCAACGCCATTGATTAACGATCTGACGCGCTGACGCCAATTCCGATCGAGAGGTTGCAGAAGTGCATTGTGGGGACGTTCAGCGGGTGTGGCACGCGCAACGCCTGATGAGGTTGACGTCATCAGGCACGACTCCTCGTATGCTTCGATGTCGACTTGCCGGTAAAGCACCCGGCCGCAGAGCTTCAGAAATTTTGGCCCAAGCCCCTCGCTCCGCCAGCGTTCGAGGGTTGCCTCGCTGACACGCCAGCGGGCGGCGAGTTGTTTCTGGTTGACGTGAGCGACTTCCATCTTGGTCTCCTTGCAAATGGGTTGGCAGGAGCCCATGAACGCGTTGTTTCGCCCACGAGTCAAGTTGTAGGGGCGCTCGAGCTGCGGACATCATTCACCGCATATTGTGCGGAGATTAAGTGCCGTATTCTCCGCAAATTGCGCGGAGATTAGATGCCATATCCACCGCATGGCGGTTGGCGCAGTTTTGCGAATCGCGCCAGATTGGGTGTAATTGGGCGTGCTCTTGGTTTCCGTCGCGAACCGACAACCTCCAATCTCACTTCCAGTGGCGCAGATTACGCAAAACTGCGCCACTTCTAAAGGCAAAACTGGCGCAGTTCAATAAACTGCGCCATAATTGTGCCACGAAAATCTCAAACAGCGCCAACATTGCAATGTCATCCACTACAGACTTACTGAACAGCATTCAGGCATCCGGGAACGGATTGACCCTGGCTGAACTCCTGACTCAACACCCTGACATCGCCAGGCGAACGGCACAGCGCCTGATCGCAAAGCTGATTGAGATCGGCCAAGTCACAGCACTGGGTGAAGGCAGAGCCCGCCGCTATTTTTTTGGAGCCGGCACCCAAACTGGCCCCGACACACTGGCCGCCAGAGCCGATCGCTTTCCCCACTTTATACCCTTGTCTGCCGACAGTCAGGACATCCTTGCCTATATCGACCAGCTGCCGGAAGAACGCAAACCTGTCGGCTACCAACGTGATTTTCTGGATGCCTACCGCCCCAACGAAACCTGGTATTTGTCGGAGGCGTTGCGCCGACAATTGCACAAGATGGGCAGAACCGCTGACGTTGATGAGCCTGCCGGCACATACAGCCGCGCCATTCTGAACCGGCTGCTGATCGATTTGTCATGGGCATCGAGCCACCTGGAAGGCAACACCTACTCGCGGCTCGATACGCGCGAACTCATCGAGCACGGCAAGGCCGCGCGCGGCAAGGCTGCCGTCGAAACACAAATGATTCTGAACCATAAAACGGCGATAGAACTGCTGGTCGAAGGCATTGATAGTGCCGAGTTCAACCGCTACACATTGATGAACCTGCACAGTGCCCTGGCGGAAAACTTGCTGCCCAATCCTGCAGATGAGGGGCGAATTCGTCAGCACGCCGTCGATATCGGAAAAAGCGTCTACCGTCCACTGTCCACGCCACAGCAAATCGAAGACGCGCTGAATGCACTACTCAACAAGGCCAACCAGATTCGTGACCCTTTCGAACAGTCCTTTTTCATGATGGTGCATTTGCCCTACCTACAACCCTTTGCCGACATCAATAAACGCACCTCCCGATTGGCCGCAAATCTGCCGCTGTTCCGCGCCAATTTGTGTCCGCTGACCTTTCTGGATATACCGGAGCAGGCCTACAGCCGCGCCACGCTCGGCGTGTACGAAATGACCAGAGTGGAGTTGCTGCGCGACCTTTACGTTTGGGCCTACGAACGCTCGACGCAGGAATATCTGGCCATCAAGCAAGACTTGGCGGAACCGGACCCTCTTCGCTTGGCTTGGCGTGATTTCATCAAACAGACCATTCGTGCGGTCGTCACGCATCCGGAACTTGATCCGCTCTCCAACATTCGGCGCTCCGTGGCCGAGCGTGTTCCAGAGCAAGAGCAGCCCGACGTGCAGGCACTGATCGTCGAAGAACTTAGGCGGCTGCACGAGGGGGTGCTGGCGCGCTACGGTTTGCGCCCCTCTGAATACGCCGCATGGAAAGCGGCGCACGGGCATTGACGGAAACGGGTTCGATTGCGGGTTTGGGAATCGAACCGAAGACCCGATGACGATTTTTTGAGCGTCGGTTTGGTCGATTGGCATGGCCGAAAAATGAGAGAACCGGGCACTGTCAATCCAAGATTTCCGCAATCTTCCTCAGCGACCTGGGTAAACAATAGAATGCGATATCACGCACTTCTGACACTGGCGGACACAAGGGGCGATCCCACCACCATTTCATCAAACCATCAACGACAACCAAAGACAACGTAAGGCCATGAATTTAAAGGGATTTTTAACCTAGTAACCAAGTGGTGAAGTTGTCTCAGATTGTCCCGGATGGTTCACAATACGACACGTAAACGACACGCGATCGACACGTGAAATGCCAACGCATTCGGCAGGCGCGCTTCAAAAAATCGATTTAAAAATTCCGAAGCAGCAAAATTCGATTGCATAAATGCAAGTAAATGTTGCTTTTTCGCATTGCAATTTAGTTACTTATCAACCTGATTGATCCACCTCCTGATCTACATTTTCAAGACGCGTTGAATCAATGACGTAGTCCCCAGCAGGCAATTTACTCTTGCGAGTAGCGTAATACGCCTGGTCCAATTTGAACCAGCAAATGATCGTCCGCTGGGTCTAGGCTATTGGCAGGATTCTTCAGATCCACCAGATCGACAATATGCCGGTATGGCAATGGGAATGGTGGCGGCAGATCCGGCACAAAATCCCTTCCATTCCGCGTCCCGATAATAACGGGAACATGCGCGCAAACCACATCGGCCAACGTTGAGAATCCCGGCCTTGCCGGTTCAAACATATAAAGTTCAGAAACCGAAACACCATGCACCACGCATAACCCGGCAAACTGCGCCGCGCGCATGGCACCCAAACTATGCCCGGTGACGACGACCGGAAACCGGATGAATGGCCGCAGCATCGCCAACACCTCCGGCAAGCCACGATACGCTCCCGCATGCACCATCCCCAATGGCCCGGCATCAATGGGCAATGCCTCTGCGTCCCTCACAAAATCCATCGCGCACTCGGAACCCCGAAATGCAATGACAGTGACGCCGTCGACATTCGCAATGCCGACCACGATCCCACCAATGGTAAAAACCCGGTCGAACAGGCCGGGTTTGATGGGATCGTAAATCGCCGCCGCGTATAGAAAAGCGGAATACGGCGTCATGGGGAAACCGTCGCAGCCGTCGAGGTTTGCGGGCTGGTGGCGTTGGCCGCTGCCACCAACACGATCTGTGCAGCGTCCAGTCCCAGTTTGATCCGGTTCTGGTCGGTAATCGCCAGCGATGACGCCTTGACGATATTTGCGATAGCTGGCAGCGCATCCTTTGCGAGTGACTGCAAATTAGCCTGTGTCGGGATCGCACCAATTGCACAGACCGCGCCAGTCAACGTCACTGCCAGCGCCAGATCGGTCTGCGTCTGCTGCGGCAGATCGGGCAAGCCCTGCAACGCATCGAGCGCCACTTGTACCTGCGGACAGGCTTGCGCCGCCACTTGCGCCGGTGTCTGCAAGGCTATCGGCGCTTGACCTGGTGTCGCGCAACCACACAGCAGGAAGACAGAAGCGAATACGGCAATCACTGCCAGCAAAACCGGGTTGGCAAAACCCGCCTGTGCGGTATTGGTGAGCGGACTATTTGCAGTCTCGCCAGCATTGGTAGATTTGGGTTTGCCGCTGCCGTCGCGCACCGCCCTCGCAATATGCGTCGCACCATGCGCAGTGATCACAGCAGTCAGGACGTTCAGATATCCCTCGACGGCCGCTTTACCCGTCCATGCGAATGCACCGTAGATCGCCAGCACCAGCGCATATGCGCTGAATTTGAGAATGTCACTCCAGTTAATTTTTTCCATTGAATTCGTGTCGATTGAGCCCCCATAGCAAACAAGGCAATGCGATGCATTGCCTTGTTCATAGGGAAGGTGAATGTTTGTGATGGATTGGCGTGCGCTATTTCAGGTTCACGCCAATCCCCGCTGGCACGTCAACGGATACCGGCTTACAGCGCAAACAACGCGCCAGCAGCCATCTCCATGCCCTCTTCATTACTGCACCGATACCGAGATTGCGCCCGGAATATCGACCGCCACCGTGCCGGAAGCCACAGTGAAGGTTGCAGACGTGAATGGCGCACCCAACGGATTGCCGCTTGCATCGACGGCCTGGGCAGTCGCGGTATAGGAGCCGTCCGGTACGTTCGTGAAAGTCGCCGAATAGGGAGCGGCGGCGATCAGTTGCGGCGCAATGCCGGTAATGCCGATCGAGATACCCGCAGGCTTGGTGCCCGCCGGGAAGTTCTGCGAGGTAACGCTGGTAATGGTTGCTACTACTGTACTCATGTCTTGTCTTTCAAAAGGTGTTACTAAAGTGAAAAAAGCCATCCGTCAGGCGGCCAACCTGGCATCAAGCAGGGTTTCCGGGCATTGCCTCGCCCGGCGAAGGTAGGTCGTACTGCGTCAATTGGAATTCGTCGATCAGCGCAATAATCTTGTCGGCGTAGCCGGGATCGGTTGCGTACTTCGCTGCCTCGATGGCGCGTGCAAACGCAATCGGGTCGTCTTTGACCTTCAGCGCATCCGCATAGCGCGGGTTGTCATAGAAGAACTGTGCATGGTCATCAAATGCGGCTTGCCATGTCGGATACTTGCGCCATGTAGCCTCGACCTGAACCATTTCGCCATTGAGATATTCCTCGGTCGGCAACGTAATCGTCTCGCCGTGCCAACTTGGATCGGCCTTCACCCCGAACAGGTTGTTCGCGGAGATGGCCAGCCCGGACTTGTCCCAACCGGACTCCAATGCGCCTTGCGCGATCACGAAAGCAGCAGCAATGCCAGTGATCTTTTGTGAAGCGACAGCGGCCGGAGCGACAACTTCAATAAAACTTTGCGGAGTCATGGACTCTGTATCCTTGCATGTAGGTTGATGGCTGATTTTTGGAATTACGGCAAACGGATGCCGTAGTGGTCGAGAGCGATACCCATGCCGACTGCCAGCAGCAGCTTGACGACGTCGTACAGCGCCAGTCCGGTGATACGGTTTTGCGCAAGCTCGCGGGCATCGGCCCTCTCGGAAAGCTTCCTTTGCGCATCCTTCATGTTGACCAGATCCTGTTCAAGCAGGCTGATACGCTGATTGCTGCGCACCAGTTCTTCGTATGCCGCAGCCATGCGCTCAAGATCCTTCGCGATCTGCTCGATGAAGCTGTCGTGGTTCTTTACGCGCTCGTCAAGCCTTGCGACGGCAATATCCAGGTTGTCAGCCATAGTGTTGAATGGGTTTTGGTTTGACTCGATCTTGATGTCACGACCGAGCGAATCAAATCACTGCAAGCGCAGCAGAGCGGTCGATGAGGAATTCACGGGCATCAAAATCGTGAAAGTCCCGGCTGTCACGGTCTGCATACCTCCGAAGGAACCGACATAGGCGGCACGCGTGCCATTGGAGTTGTTGTACATAACGCATCCCGAGGTTGAGAACGACGCAGAGGTCCAGCTCGGATTGACGGCAGGCGTGGTAAAAGCAATCGTGCCGCTGATGATCGGCGTGGTGTTGTTCGCCGCCGTAATATCGAATCCACCCTGTGTATAACCGTTTGCTGTCGGCAACTCATCCGTTCCCATATTGGTGGTAGTCGGCGTGCCAGATCCTGAGCCATAGTTTGTGGTCGCTGGCCCGTAGGTGCCTGATGGATTCGCGACTCCCAACGCGACGCGATAATCGTTACCGGAACCCGTGACGAAGTTGTGCAAACCCTGCAACAGTTCGCACTTGAAGGAGGTCGGCATGGCTGTCGTAAACCCCGCCATATCAGCCCCCTAGATTGTGAGTAGCCCGAAACTGCATCGCTTCTGGAACATTCGGATTGCGGTCGGCGTGCCAACTACGCTCGATATGCATGGAGGTCGCAAAATGCTGGCGAAGCACTGCCTGCAAATGAATAGCCGCTTCGGGGTCGTTGAATTCGGCGGCCCATGGCGTACCGTTGGCTGCGGCGATGATTTCCGAGGCGACCTGATCGATGGCGACATGGTCGATTGGATTCAACGGCGCGCACAAGCGGGAATGACCGACATTCTGCAAGGCATTGCGCTCGCCAACTTGCACCGTTGTGTGATGCGCGGTCAGGATATCGATGACTGCAGCTTGCAGCCGGATTGCCGCTCCGCGCTTCTCTCCTGCGATATGGTCTGCAATATCAACAATGTGCGACGCGGTCGCTTCCGCCCATTTATCGGCGCTATGTGGCCCGCCATTCGTCACTAATATCCCGGTAGACATCCATTTCCCCATCAGCACGCAATCGATGGGCGCATGTTGCAGTCACGACCTATAGGACAAACTCACACCGTCAGCACATCCATACTGCCGGTGGTGACGACCGCGCCGCATCCGGCGACATCTCCGGCCTTGATCAAGCCCTTTCCACCGCTGGTATTCTTCGATGACGACGTGATGGGTGTAATGCCGTGACCGGGAATCGGGCAACTGTGCAGATCGCCATCGACGGCAACGGCGATACCGTTGGCGAGAATATTGTTGCCCGAGGCCGTGATAATCGTGCCACCGTGCGAGCTTTGCTCATTCAAGCGTGCGAGACTGATGCTGGCCGTCATGCCCATATCATGTTCCTGTAAAGAAAAGAGTGGAAGCGATCAATGCCGGTTGCGGCTGGTGAAGCTCCACGAGGTTATCGACCACCCTTGCGGTGACGCCAGCGGTAACCAGCGCTGCATTCGCATTGATCAGCGCAGCGAGCCCACCGGCAACCTGCGCGGCGGTCTGGCCGGTACCGATGGACAACGAAATCGTCGGCAACCCGGCAAATGCGACCGACGCTGCACCACCGGGAACAGGTGCGCCCCACAGCGCAAAGGCCGACGACGGGGTATGCGACAGGAACGTCCCTAGTGCCGCCGTCGCGACGCAACCCGACAGGCGCACACCTGGATCGTCGACACTGCCGGAGCCACATGCAGTCACAGCCCACATTCCGGTCATCGGCAAACCCATGTCGCCGCCAAGAAATCCAGCGTAAGCAGTTGCAGTTGCCTGACCAAACGACACAAACAGATCCGTCGCCGTCGTCCCCGCAAAAGCTGTCGCAACAACACCCGCCAATGGCAACGTCGAATAGATTGCGAGCTGGCCAACCTGCCCGATTGCGGCAACGCCCGGCACATCGACGCCCGGATTTGCTATCACCGGAGCGGCGACCGTAACCGCCACAACGCTATTGTCGACAAACGTCGCCATGGAACTGCACCGCCCGTTGCCTGCCACACCAGAGAACAATGTCTCCGACGGCGCGTCTATTCCCAGAGCGGCATCGCCGAGCGTCCATAAACCCAGAACACCGTCGCTCGTGATCGGGAACGCGCCAAACGCTACGCCGACATCCGGCATTAGCGTAGCGATGGCAGCAGCGCTATCGACACCGACAAACCAGGTGGTCAGGTAATCAGCGAGCTGCGCAACCGCGCCAATGCCAACCGCGCCGGAGGACTGCGCCAATAGCGATAGTGCGAATGGGGCGACAACACCTGATGCGGACGTCGAAGAATCCAGCACTTCTGGATTTGCCACAGAGACGCCTGTGGCGCCGGCTGCAGAAACGCCAAAGGAGGCAAGCGATTCAGACGCGACGAGAGTGGCAACCGCACCAGCACCCAGAGTAGACGCGAGTTGAACCGACGTGGCGTCCCCAGAGAGCGTGCCGATGGCTCCGGTCGCAGTCGCCCCGGACAGTGTTGCATCTAGGTAGGCAGCGCCATCCGTGCCGAGCGCAGCGGTCGCGAGCGCGTAAAACCCCAGCACGGTTTACCAAGCCCTAAGAGAAATACAGTTTTACCGTCGTCATCTGTTCTTCCGGCAACGGCACCGTCGTCAAAATAGCGGTAGCCAGTTCCGCCGTCATCCCAGTGATCGGCATCGAGATCGTACCCAAACCTTGCACGGTTTCTCCCGCAATGTATTTGACGGCATCGATCACATCCTGACGCTGCAAATCAACCCATTTGCGTGCCAACAGGCTTTTTAACAGAGCTTGCACCACCGCATCGGTCGAGAGCAGCACCGCCATCATGCAAGTGTCGAAGCGATCAAGGAATGCGCCAGTATCGACGTACCAGGTATAGACCGGCGGCGCTTGTGGCGTCGGGGCAATAAAAACGATGTCGTCCATTATTTAACTTTCAGAAATGAACCTGCTGCACCGGCAGGAATAAAGACAGCAGGCACGCCACTGGTACTTACCGTAGTAATCGTGTTCTGCGTCGTATAAGTGGAAGCCTTGCCTGCCGGCGTCGCATCGCCTGCCACCTGCAACCATTCAGGCGCAATCGAGAACGATCCCAGACCGTTAGGGGTCAACATCAGCGAATTACGCATCGTGCTCGACGCGGCTGCGGTGTCGCCCAAATAGAACGAGCCGTTGAGGTTGAATACCCGACGCAGGTTATTCGTCACCGTCGCTGCGAGGTTCAGGTTAGGAATCGGGCAAGCATTCACCACCAGGGTAGGGCCGCCCGTCGCACTCAACTTGTAGACGTTCAGATAGGTGTTCGTGTTGACGTATGCATACGCAAGGTAGGACACGCCATTCGAGACGATCTCCCACATCGCGTAGCTATTTGGCGTGTTGTTACCAACATTGTTGTTGTAGGTGCTGGAAAACACATTGATGACACCAGCCCCGAAGCAGACCGACAGGGTCAATGACGTCGAACTCTGGATCACCATCACCACGCCACCGGAACTCAACACATCCAGGCCGAATACGTTAGTCCATTGCGCAGACGACCATGGCGCAGAGGTAATCAGGTTTGACAGTGACGAGCTGGACAATGAGGGAACCGTCCCAACCGCCACAGCAGCGGTCGAGCCGGTGCCGGAATAGGATGCCGCGGCAGGCAATGCGAGAACGTAGGCATTCAACAGACTGCTCCACTTTGGCACCGACACGCTGCCGTTGGGCTGCCCCGCAATGGAATAACCATTGATGCTGCTTGTATTCGTTCCTGTCAGACTGGAGCTGGACGGCGATAGCGAACAGGCCGTGAGCGCCGAGCCATTAAAGCTGAACACAACGATGGTGGAAACAGCCTGCTGCGGGTACGCATTGGAATTCTGCGACGCGGTCCAATACAGGCCGATGCCGTTCGGAGTCGGCATCGGACAGGATAAAGTCATTTGCGTGCAGCTTTCCAGCGCCACACCGAAAACCCCGGATACCGGCGCCAGTGGACAAGAGAAAGTCGTCAGATTCGATGCAATCTTGAACAGGAACAGCGCGTAATAATAAAAGTAGGTCGCTCCCTGCGCGCTGAACGCACCTGCTGCGGCATAGTAAGCGCCATTGAACCAGGCGACACCCGACCACGATCCCCATTGCGGCGGGGAACCACCAGTGCTGGACACGGGGAACCATAGATTGATCGCAATCCCGCTGCTGCAAGTCGCGCCGCTCGCCACGGCAAGCAATGCATTCGGGCGCTGGTATGCGTAGGTCGGATCTGGCTGGCCGGAGTATGCCACGATCAGGGCATTGTTCAGCCACATCGCCTTGCAGCCCTGATAGTAGACCGAAGCAGCAGTCTCCAGCGTCATCTGCTGCGCTGCCGTCAGGATCGGGCTGCTCAAGGTGTTATAAGACGCTCCGTAGAAGAAGTATGTCCCATATACGGCAGTAGAAAAGACGGGGCCGACCCATGTGCCGGTATCGATGAAATTGATGTTTGCCGTTACCGAATTGCCAACTGCCAGATATCCGGTGCTGTAGGAAGTCCATGCAGCGGTCCCCAGCGTGCCGGTCGTTGACACGGCGACATAGGTATAGTTCGATGTGGTGACTGCGAGGTAATACAAGCCCGTGCGCGACGAGTAAAAGGCGTTATTCAAGCCCGCAACCGTCTGCCCCGAGATGGCGATGGCGCTGGTGACAGCGATAAAACTCGCACCATTGTTGACGCTTTTGAGGATCGTGTTGTTATTGCAGATCACAAGAATCTCGGTGGCCGCCCCTGCCCCCGCGCCTTGCACAATATTGAATGCGGGAGCGCCTCCTGCTGTGTTCTCGATGACGACAGTCCATGCGGTCAAATTTGCGGACGACGACACCCGGTAGCCGCCACCAGTTGTGCTACCGCCGATGGCATACCAGGTGCCGTTGATGTTCGTCAGTCGCACATAACCGTTTGCCGTGGCAAGCGCGGGCAAGCTATAGAAGGTCGCATTCGCAAAGGTAGTAAGATTCGACGTAGCAAATATCGTCCCATTTGCCTCAAGGAAATACCACGTTGCATTCGCCGCGTTATAAAACACGTCCACGATCATGAGGCCAGCCAGGGGCGTAATCGGAACAAACCCCGTGTAATTGACGGTATCGGTCGTGCTGATCCAGCCTATCGTATTGCTGGTGTCGTTCGGGCTGAACAGGTAGTACACCCCATTGACATAGAATCCTTTGGTCGATTGCATCGCCGCCGACGTAATCAGACCGGCATAGAAACCCGAAGCAGGAACATTCGACGCCATCTGGAACGATGCAAGGCTCACCTGCGATGTCGGCAGGATCACGTCGTTTACCGCTCCCAATGCAGCAGGCAGCAAGGGGCTGCAGCTTGATTGCGGCACGACCGAAGCGGTTGCGGTATTGACGTACAGCTCGTTGGCAGCGGTGACAAACTGGTTCGTGCCTGCATTGGCAAGCGCAGGCATCTGCACGGACTGCCCGACCGGAACACCGCTATTTTGTAGAAATTGGCTCAGGTTACTCATAATATCTTCCATCCCATGACGGCATCGATATAGACGAGATCGATGCTGCCGACGGTGATGTTTTGCGAGATGGTCATGTTCTGCGCGAGGCCCATAATCCCGGCTCCGCTATAAACGACGGTGACGTTGTTAGTGGCGAACGTGACTGCGTAATCGGCGATGCGCACCGTCCAGCCCGGTTGCGGATTGGCGGGCAGCACGACAGAAAACGCGGCATTTGTCGTATTGATTTGCAGGCAGTCGTTGTTCGACGCCGTATAGCTGGCGTTGCTGCTGCTCGCCGTCTTGACTTGCCAGATGGGACGCGGCGTCAAATCCTCCGCGAGCACGGTTAGGACGACAATCGCAGAACCCGACAGGTTGATCGCAGCCCCGCCATTGGATGATGCTATCGGGCCACGGGTCAGCGTGCCGTTGGCTACCGAATAAACGCCATGCCCCGCCTCGGAAGCCAATGACTGCGGGTCGAAGATGCCATAGGACACCGTCTCTTGGTCGATGACGCCCGCTTGCGCAAACGTCAGAAAGCCGGAGACAGCTAGGCCGAGAGTGATCGTGCCGGTTCCCTGCGTCTGTGTGGTGACTTTGGCGAGATCGTGGAATGCCATCGATGCGCCCGGTTAGATTTTCATGAACATTTCTGTACCCGCTCCATACGGCGATGTGAGGTTCGGCATCAATGCGGATAGGGTCGGATTGTATGCAGGAACGAGGCTGCAATTTCCTGCGAAGATGCCGGTGCCGGCCGGATCGACGCTGAAGGTACAAACGCTCGATGCCGCGCCGTCCGTGCTTTGCATGACCAGGGGCGTGCCAGTCGGATTAAAGACGAACGACACCCAAGAACCCTGCTGTCCATAGACCCCGCCGAGGTGGAACATGTATTGGTCGAATACACTGGAGCATACCGCCCACGCATTGCCTGACATTGGCAGGATTCGCGCGCCGCAATTACCCGCAAGATAGCCCTGGTTCATCGGGCTTGTGTAGTAGAGAGTCCAGTTGATTCCGTCCTGCGACGAGAAATACTGGTTCAGGTTATTGCTATTGACCGAAATAGCGTACATCGTGCCGCCAACATTTTCGATGGCGATGAACTGCTTGTCCCCCTGCTTCGTCCAATGTGCGAAATCCGGCGAGGTGTAGATGACGCCACCAATAGTAGCGACGTAGTTGCCGCCAACGTAAGAGAGCTTCGCGTTAAACGGATTAGCCGGAGAAGATGAAAACAGGCCGTTAGCCGAGGGGCAAAGCACGCTGCCGGTGAAGCCGGGATCGACCTGACTGATCGTGGTGACGGTGGCGCCGACGCCAAATTTCCAAGCGGAAAACGAGTAAATCCCATTGCTGCCGGACGAGGTCAGCGCGATGCCACCGATCTCGCCAGTCGACAAGGTATTGAAGTTGGATAGATAATTGTTCGCACCAATATTGTTCGTATCGGTGTACCAGGTTACCCCATTGTAGAAGGAGATATTGGTAGTTCCACCTTGCAGAGAAGCGACAATCGATCCCGTCGCGATCATCTGGCTGACACCGTAGACGGCCGTCCCGCCAGTAAAGGTAAATGCGATGGCCCATGACGTCAGGTTCGTGCTGCTGTAGATGTAGCTCTGCGCATTTGTACCTTGTACCGTTGCATAATACGTTGCGCCTGCCTTGACGATGCCAACGCAAATGGAGCCGACCACGGTATTGATTTGCGAGATAGACCAGTTTTGCAAATCCGAAGAAATGCAGACGGAGGCGCCGATTCCTATCGTCGAGTTCGGGACGTTGTTGGAACCGCAAAGTATGTAATACGGACCGATCACCGACGAATAGTTGTAAAGCATCTCGCCGCCCGGCCCGGAACTTTGCAGCACATTGAAGCCGGGTGCCCCGAACAGGGTCGTGAAAACCGGGCCAGGCAGGAATCCGATGTTCGTGTTCATCCAGGTGAGGCCTGGGTAGGTCGCCAGCGAAACGACTTCACCGTTGGCAGGCAAAATCCCGGTGTTGCCACCAACCGGCGTCGCGGTCGGGCCAGCAAAAAAATAACCAGATGGCAGTTCGCCATCATCGAGCAATTCGCTCATTTATTGCTCCATCGTAATATTGATCAGTTGAAAATTCCCGGTGTTCGTATCGCTGGCGTTTCCACCCACGCGCGTCAGCACAAAATTCACCCATTGCTGGGTCGTCAGGGTGTTGGCAGGAATAACCAGGCTCGTTGTCAGGTAAATCGCCAGATCCCCGGCTACCGTCGGTGCTGCAATCTGTTCGGTCAAATTTGTGTAGCTCGCTGGTTTGAGCGGGCCATTCAAGATCGCCTGGTAACCAAGCTGAAGAAAATAGGAATTCCCAGCCACGTCGCCTGTGTAATGCATCCGGAGCATCAGCGGCTTCGCCTGGTTGAACGTCGAGAGCACAGGCATGCTCCATGTGATTGACGTTGCAGCGCCACTTTGAAACTGCGCGGCGCGCGTGTCCCCGACAAGAACCATCTGAGCGGGGGCAGAGCCATACTTGCGGAAGACCGGCACCACGTAGCGGAATGGCGTAGCCTGCCCGACTGCCGAATCGACATACAAGGTATTGGCGATCGCCTGTGAGGCATCGAGTGCCGGACGATTACCTGCGCTCGCAGTCGAATAGTAGACATTGGCGCCATCGCAATGGACGGTGTCGGCATGCCCTTGCAGGATCGGCACACCGGTGCCGCCCACAGCAATCGCCGTCAGCGTAAAATTCCCCGTCGTCATGTTAATCACTACCCATTTGCCGAACGCCGCCGGGAAGGTGAGCGTCGCCGGACTGGTCAGATTTCCGGTTACCTTGATCAGCTTGTTATATGCCTGCAATGCCGACACCGGCACTACCCCGCCCGTCGTAGTAAATGTCGCCTCCCACGGGTTATTCGGATCTTGCCAACTGACGTCGCCATTGCTGCTGGAATTCTTTTGCAGCACCTGGTACTGCGTGCCACCGGGCAGCAGATAGGCTGGCGTAATGGTTGCCAATACCCACGCACGCGTGGCTTGCACAACCGAAGGATCGATGGTGATCGTGATTAGCGACGTGTTCGATGCCAGCAGGCCGAAGTTGATGACGAGATCGGCAGAGCTACCATTGGCAACCAGAGGTTTATACGTGTCCGGGAAATTACTGATGGCAAACAGCACGCCGGAGGATGTGAACAGCCCCACTTCGCGTACCGTAAACCCGCCGATATTGGGCGGAATATCGAGCTCTGCCCACATCAAACTTGGATTACCTGGATCGACAGACAGCGACGTGATCGGCCCGGAATAAACCTGATTCACGAGTGCGCTGCGCGTCGGGTCGGGCGTGGCAATATCGCCGCCACCGCCATCGCCGACGGCGGCGGTGGCCAGCACAATCGGCGTATTCGTTGCGAGCGCCCGCGCATAAAGCGCAGCACCGGCATTGGTCAAAGTCGCAGAATAAGTCGTCATGCGACGATGATGTCGTCACGTCGGCACGGATGGGGATTGAGGATAGACGCGAATGATTTGTCCAGAAATGACCAACGCGCCCAGATTCAACGTTGCTTCGATAGGTGCCTGAATATTGATCGTCCTGACATGCGTACCGGCGTCGCGCATGCCATTGACGATCGTGCTGATCGCCGCCTGCCAGCTCGCAATCGACTCGACTTGCAGCATCGCCAGGCTGACGGCGAAATCGACATCGAAAAGGCCATAGCCGTTGTTGACCAGCTCGGGGTAATCGACCACGGAAACGGCAAGTCCGCCGTTCAACACGCGCAGCGCGGATTCGATGGCGACATTGTTGCCCAAGGGCCGGATGACGGTCGCGATGATGCGTGGCCCATATTGGGTATCTGCTTCGCCGATATTGCGCGGTACGCCGTAATAGGCTCCTTGCAGATCCAGCCATGTCCCGGATGCTGTGACGGTATTCATTTGCAGCAGCATCTGGCCGATCTGAACTCCGGCTGCATCAAGTTCAGCGGCGCACGCGTCCATGTAAGACCAAACGACGCTGGTGTAGCCATATAGGTGGTCGCCGTTGGTCTGCGACACATCACCCTTACCGTCGATCAGTACCTGCGAACTGAGTACAGAGAGTGCGGAACTGTCTACGTAGGGAACGCTATAACCGGGTTGCGCGGCAATATAGGCTGCCAACGAAGCGACCGTATAGGCTGTAAGGTCGATCGCCAATGGAGACGCCGTGCCGCCTGCCGGTGTGACCGTGAGGATGGCATCGCGGATCGTCCAGGTAAGGCCGGTGCCATTGCACTGGAGGCGCAGCGCGATGAATTGCTGCGGACTGCGATCGAATACGCGATGCAGGTAATTGATCAGACGCTGCGTGAGCTTCATGACAGCGCAATCGTTCCCGGCATGATCTTTTGCGCCATGGTCGACGCGGTGTCGCCGGCAGGCAGCGTCGGCGTGTAGTTAACGATGCCGGGAATCGCCATTACCAGGGCGTCAATCTTTGCGACCAGCGCCGAGCCACCAATCGGAATGCTTTGCAGGTAAGAGGCAATCGCTGCGGTGGCCAGCGTAATCAAGCCCGAAATAGTGACGCCATTGACAACGGTATCCGCCTTGGAATATCCGGTCGCAGCAGTAATGAGCGCCGCGACGTTGACGGGAATTTCGGTTGCGGCAGCAACGACGACCTTGACCCCTGCCGCCTTGTATCCCGGAACAGGGACGGCTTGGGGCGTGTAGTAGCCATAGAGCGACGCCGTCACCTGTGCAACCAGCGCTGCCGAGGTATTGCCGACACCGTTATGCACATAGCAGTTCACAAGCGCGACGGGCTTCGTGGGGTCGGTCAGATACGGCTCCACGACGGATGTGAATATCGGACGCTCAATTACGTTGCCGTTGGCATCCAGCACGGCGGCCAGACTCATCCCGTAGTACAGAGCTCGAACGGTTCCACGAGGCAATGAGGCAATGAAGGCATTGAAACGCAGTTGCTGCTGGGCTGGCGTCTCGGTATCCTGCCCACTCACAAAGGGCGCAAGGTTAGCGGCCGACACGAAACCCGCTGGCGACGGCGTCATCGTAAATAGGCAATTGGCGACGAGATTGGTCGCCGCCCCGGTCGTCGTCGCAACAACCGCAATTGAAGCTGTGGTGGCTCCGGCCGGAACGATGACCGCAGCAATTGCCGCATACTGATTTGCACTGACGGCAGTCGAAAATAACGTTCCGGCCGCAATGGATATTGGCGTCGTCTGTGGGGCAATCGTCAACTGGATCGAGCCCGTGGCTGCGGTAGCCGCCAGTGGCGCGAACGAGAACGACTGGTACACCGACACCGGAATCGCCTCGCGCAGACCATTGAACATCTGTTGATACAGTTGATCGATCTCTGCGGCTGGCGCTTCAACCAGTGTTCTGGCAACCGCGCCGACATTAAAATCGGTCAGCTTGGTCTGGGTGACTTTCATCCGGTTGATCATCGACGCGACGATCGAAACGAAATTCTTGATCTGAAAAGCCAAACTGATCCTCTAATACGTCGTGCCGGTCAAAGACGTCGAACCTTCAATCGTGACGGCGTCGACGGCAACGCTGACCGCATTACCAAGCGCTGTGCCGGTAGAACTGGCGACACTGGAGATGCGCGGGTCAGCCATTACCGTCGATTTGGCGTAGTCCGCCGCCAGTAATATATCGGTCGGATCGTTCTTGCCGCCCACGACCAGGCGCACCAGGCTGCCGTAGCTGGTGTGATAGATCAGTTCGCCCTGATCGGTATCGAGCGCATTGGTCAATGCCTGATTCAGATTATCCAGACCGCTGACAACGGCGAAGTCGCCATTCTCAAAAGAGAATCCACCATTCGTGAGCAGGATGTCCTGCCCGAACACCGCATCGGGATCGTTGGTGGCAGCACCCGGCGTTGCCGCTGGAACAGTGATCAAGCCGCCGGTAAGGAAGACGCCCGATGCAACCTTGGCGGGATCGTCCGTCAGGTAGGGATAGCTCATGCCGTTCAAGACAATCAGCTCTGCCCAGCGTCCGGCATCGCCCAACTCGCGTGCCGCGATCGTCGGCAGCGTATCGCCGTACTGCGTCTGCACGAAGCGATAGCCGTTTAACGGACGGTCAAAAGGCGTCGTCATCGCACGGAGACTCCGGCGGCGATGTTGGCTGCGGCCACGCCGAGTGTGGCAATCGACATCGGTGCGAGAACCGGATCGGAACTGTTGACCAGTGCGATGGATTGCCGGGCAGCAGGTGTGATCGTCACCGTGGGCACTGGCACGGTCGGCACAGAGATCGCCGGTGCTGCCGACGCAGATGCAGCAGGCGCTGGCGCGTTTTGCGGACTGCCTGCGACCGCATAAAACGGATTGGTGTCAGCATAGGCGCTGACGGGGCTGCCGCCATTGGTCGAACTGCAATTTGATGCACCGTAGAGCGGGGTATAGTCCGGATAGGTTTGCTGCGCACTGACGACGTTACCGAGCAGACAAAGGACGTTCGAGAACTCGGACGAGATCGACATGGCAGCAGCCATTTGCGCGGTGGTATTGGTTGGAATCGAGGCGATTGTGGCGAACATGGTCGTACCAGCTTGCGCCATCGCCTGCGCGGAACCGATAAGGCTTTGCGGGACGGCTTCAGCAGCTTGAACCAGATTGCTGACCGACTGGAAAATGCCGGTCGCAGTTTGCATGAATGACGTGACCTGGCCGACAACACCATTGACGAAATTAACCGCATTGCGAGCACCAGCGATCAGACGCTGAATCGATTGCAGCATGCTGGTCAAACCATTTGCCGACTGGCTCGGTGGGGCCGTATAGCTACCGATGTTCAAGACCAGCATCGCGATACTGAATTGCATCAGGAGTGGTCGCGACTTCGAGCGTCGCAGTGTAAAATTCATCGGCTGCACCAGATCCACGGTGGAATCGAGCGCGTCGACAAAGCGCAACTCGACGCCACGCGGGTCGAGACCGGCTTTAACTGCCGCAGTACGTTTTGCGTGCCAGTTGGTAAATACCTGATTTTTGAGGGTCGTGAATTGCGCCATGCCGTCGCCTTGGGCATTACCGCGCCAACCTGTCGTGCCGCTGATATTGATCGAGGCAATACCGGGGCCGAAGTCATCAGACCAAGCGCCACCCAAAGTTTGCTGCACGGTTGCGCGCGAAACGTCGGTGCGGGTCAACTCCTCGGGCCGGATGATCATTGTGAATTTGACCGGCGTGACGGTGGATTGCGTCATATCGGTCAGGACAAAACTGATCGGTCTGTCGCCGGACTTCTGGCTGCTTGGTGCTTGTGGGCCGAACTGCGAGACAGCGGCCACAGCACTTGATAACGACGACGCGACGGACGAGAGTAACATGCGCCGATTGTGCTGTCACGACATCGCCCCATGCACCATCGGTGAAAAGCGGTGGATTGCATTGCAAAAATGGTACCATTCAAGATTCACGGCTAGACTGACTTGGTCTCGATAGGAAATCCTATTCCAACTACTCCATTCAATTCATACACGCTGCAAAAATGACGATCACGTACTTCTCACAGAGATTTTCTCGTACGACCAGATTCTTTCTATTCCCTCTCTTGGCCCTGTTGACCATGTGCACTGATCGCCAGGCATCGGCAATCGAAGACCGACATCTTTATTCACTCTTTAACTACTCCGGCAAAGCAATCATGTCCATTGACATCCAGGATAGCGCTGGCGGACAAGGAGGTTCTGAAGATCTCTACAACAACTATGTTTCATTTTTCGGCCAAGCACATCTACCGAAAAGTGACGCTTATAGTTTGGTGATCCAATGGATAGCAGGTCCCGGACGGGTGCATTGGATGGAAGCACGTTTGCCTGTCAAAATTGAACAGGCCAAAGGTGAAACGATCGAAATCTATATGCGACCGGACCAGTTCGTATGCGCAAGCTTGGTCGATGAGAGTCACGAGACTTACCGGAAAGGTGACGAGGCAGCATTGGCGCGCGTCAATTCTGACCGTTCAGAACTCTCCTGCGTCCAACCAACGACCTTACCCGACCTTGTTCCGCAATCTCTCAAGGGCTTCAAACAGGATAGTGTGACGCACAGTTGGAGTCAGGTCGATAACAGCGGTTTGTCGTCGCTGACCTACCAGCACCTGTGGCATACAACGGGACAGGTCAAGTTTCGTTTGGGCGATGCGTTCCGCGGTGGGCCAGACTATCAGGACGAATTCAATTCCATCCGTCCCATCGGAAACGAAGCAGCATTACTTATCGCCTCGCCCCGAGCTGGCTACTTCGTCGTACTTGGTGACGAAAAGAGCTGGAGCAGCCGGGTTCTCGGTGGTGGTGAAGGCGACGAAAAGGTTCTGAGCAATACGCATATTCTTTTGGGGAATAAATCTGTACTGGATTCCCAAACCGGGACGTTTTACATGTTGCCTTTTCTTACTGACACCACGGAAAAGATCATGAGCGAAAGCAGTGACGGAAAATACCTGGCAACTTATTTTTATATAGAAGACAGTTCCAATCGCGGCGGCAAGCCCACTTTCGCGGGATTCGGCCTTATTGCACTGGAAGACGGCAGCGTGAAAGATATTTCAGGTACAAACCTGCCTGACATCCCGCCCGGTGAAAACATATGGACGTTTGCTGAAAACTGGTATCAAGCACACTGCGCATGGGCAAAACAAGGCGAAACGACATTGGTATGCAAATAAGCTTTTTTCAAGGTAAGCCATATATCGAACGCACTGACCGGACCGATTAGTTCAAGCTCACAGGCGCTCCGGAGATCACCACCGCACCGCCACCCGAGATTGTTACACCTCCGTTTGCAGTGACATTGGCAGTCGATGAGGTATTGACGATCACGCTTCCCTGTGACGCAATCGACAGATTGCCGGTCGAATTGATCGTCGTCGTGCCAGATACGTTCAGCGTCGCATTGCCTGTCGTCGTAGTCGTCAAATTCCCGCTATGCGTCAGCGTAACATTGCCTTGGGGGTCGATATTGACAGTCGCAACTATCGATCCAGCATTGGCGACAGCAAGATGCGCATGCACTGCCGAACCGGTGTTATTCACAATCTTCCATTGCTGGTCATAGTCCTGTCCGGTCAAATCCTCGTGTGCGGGGGACGCGCCAATGCGGAAATACGTGCCACTCGGGTGATAGGTTTCCATATCCCCATTGGCTTTGATGGTCGAGTAGACATCGCTCGCGTGGCGTTCCACTTTAAAATTCTTGCGCTGGAAGGTCATCTCACCGACCTGCGGAAACAGAAACCCGGTGCAGATCGGCACGCCCTGCACAAACATGATGATGCCTCGCACTAGGCGCTCGACCGGCTGCGTGATATCCCAACGCGCATCGCCGGAGGGAGCGCCAATATCTGGCAAGTCAGCAATCCCGGAGTTCGAACTGGCAGAGGTTGTCGCCACCTGCACATTCGATAGACGGCTGCCATCCTTGATCATTACCAAATCGATCGAACTGCCCTCCGGATAGGTTGCCACCACAATGCCGAGTTCTGCGCCAGTCATCATCCCTGCTTCTTCATCTATTCATCGCCATTTCTGCCAGATAGGGAGACGCACTGCCCGCTTCCTGCTGTATGCGCCCAATAAAACCCGTGCCACGTTCAAACTGGACGGTCGTAAAGTAAGAGCCGAAAGGGGTGTAGTCATGCTCGACTGCCACCACGTAGTACATACCCGCCACATTGCCCGGCTGGTATTGAATGTAGGTGCCAGCCTTGATCGCCTCGTTGCCCTTCAAGCGCATCGAGCCGGACTCGAATACGATGTTGTCCCGGTTCTGCGCAATGAGATCGATACGCCGCTGCGTGATCCAGTTCCCTAGTGAAGTCTTGTTGTTGATCCGCTGCGCACTTCTTGGAGTGCCATTGCCGTTATCGGTTTCGCCACTGCCGCCTTGATGGGTCTGCTCAGTCATCTTGCGCTGACCGTACAAGGCCGGATCGACGTTTGCGTAGCCGGTCAGATACGGTCCCTGAGTCGTCGCATCGACTGGATTTGCCTGATTCGCCTGCACTGCCACCATGCGTAGCGTTGGTTCGTAATTGAGGTTGTAGCGTGGGCCTTCCACCCAGAAGTAATTGGCGACATGCGCATCGGTTCTGACCGCTGAGATGCTGACCACGTCGGACCGCTCAATCACGGTTGTAGCGGGCGATCTGCTGCCCGCGAATATCGGCGTCCCGTCAACGGCGAGAAACGGGTTAGGACGATAGACGGCATAGGGCGCGTCTTCCCTGTCCTCGATAAAAAACTCGTTCCACGGCCCGATGTCACCCAAGGACTGAATCAAGCTATAGATCGTTCCGCCCATCCAACCGCCGTTGCCGTAAGGGGATACCTGACCTCCTGTGATCTGGATATCCGGCGTAATCGATTGCAACGGAGCGCTGCATGCTGCCGGACTGACGTCACCGCGCATCTTGGCGATATACGGGTTGATGACTTCGCTGAACAGTTGCGAGACGAATTTGTCAGCAGGCATGATGTTGTCACCGACGCCGAACTGCGCAAAAAAGGGAAACGCTGTGATGTAACTGGCGTCACTGTTCGGGATACCCGGCATATGAAACACCTGCATCATCTGTAAAATCTTGCCGTAATCCTGCCCGCTGACCGCAATCTGGCGCTGCGGCTTGCCGTCGGCGCTCATCGCTTCCGACAGCTCGATCCGCGACACAAACCCACGCATCATCATCGGCGGTTGCGCACCAGGGCCAGCCGCCGATTGATATGCATTGCCGGTCATGCGAATCTCGATGGAATCCATAGGTTCTATCAACCCGTAGAGCGAATCGCCATAGCAGCTTTCACCCTGGTAGTAGAGTTGGTCGGTCAGGGTAATGGAGAACGATCCGGCAGCTTCCCGTACCGACTTCGATACACGCACGCCATTGTTCTCGCCGATATACGGTGTCAGATCCACGACCGGGTACCGGCCTGCGAAGCGGGTGGAAACCGGCGTTTTTCCATCGAGCGTGGTTCTGGCGACGTTCTTTTTTAACGTCACCAGCAGGCCGGGTATGCGGGTATCGACCTTCATAGCGACACCGTCTGTGTTCCCGAGCCACGCGGAACTGCGACCGAGGTTTGCAGGTTGTGCTGGACAGTTGCACCTTGCGCGGATTTGCCAATCGTGTTCACGTTCACATTGACGTTCAAGGTATCCTGCACGCTGGACTGCGCACCGCTTGCCTGCTGCGTATCGGCGATCTTGGCCGGATTGCCGCCCAGCGCGGACAGCACGCCCTGGTCGATCTGGCTGTCGGTGACTGTGTTGTTGACGTTTTCGCGTTGGAGGATCGCCTTGCCCAAGGATTTCAATACCTTGGGGTCGTGCAGGTTCAAGGCTTCGTCTTTGCCGAAGCCGGTCATCTTCGCGACCTGATCGATATAGCCTTTGGTGTCGTTCTTGTCCTTTTTAGGCGCATAGGGCGACAGGATCTGCGAGATCGTGTTGCGATGGTGGACGTCCTGCGCGACCAGCAGGTTCCTGAATCCGGCGTTCACACCGGTTTGCAGATCGGCGAATTTCAGAAACCCACCGGCGACATTGGTCTGCGACTTCGACCATGGACGCAGATCAAACGGATTGTTGTTGCGCTCGCCGATTGCGCCGTTGGGATTGCCCTGCACGCCTGCCGACACAGAATCGTTTGCCGGAGTTGCAGTGACATTGTCGACGGCTAAATTGGCGGTGTTCCCGCCCTGCTGGATATTCGTGGACTTGGCGGCTTGATCGTAGGCAGTCTTCTCCTGCTGCTCGCGTACATTGACTGCTGCCTTATCGATTGCGCGCTGTTTATCGAGCGCCGCGATATCGGTGTCGCGCTGGCCGTTGATCGCTTTCATGCGCGCATCGATATCGCCCACCCGCTTCATCACCGCTTCCCTGCTCTGGCCGCGCAAATAAGGCGTATGCGTCATCGGATTAATCAGCGTGGCGCGTTTGGCTTCCAGGTCGTTGTATTGACCCAGCGCCTTCGCTTTGACTTGCCCGATCTGCTCGTCATAGCCAGCATCGACATCTGATCGTTCGGCGTCGTAGGCCGATTTGCGCAGGCTCGCCGCCGTGGCAGACTTGCCGTCCTTTCCCGCGATTTTGAGCAGCGCGTCGCGCATCGTGTTCATCGGGCCGATCATCTTGTCGCCGATAGTCGTCTGCACGCTCTCTAGATCCTTGATCGTCGCGCGCAGCTTTGATCCTTCGGTTTCCTGTTGATCCTTGGAGGCCATGATTTTTATCAGGGCGGCGCGGAAGTCTTCGGTATCGCCCGACTTGGCGCCATCGAGCGTCGTCTTCTCGTCGCGCGTCAGCGCATCCTTGCCGGTGCGCTTCAAGATGTCGGCGTAGACCGCATCCAGATCCGTATGATTTCCTGCCCCGCCAATGGCGGCGAGGGTCGCCATACCGCCAGCGTTGACCTGGTTGATGTCGATCCCTGCGCGCTTGATCGCATTGCCCAAGCCACTCGCCTGGTGCGGGTCGAGATTCAACAAGGCTGCTGCCTGCTGGTTCGATTGCAAACCGAAATAATTCTTGGCTGCGTCGAGTTTCAGGAGCGGGTCGCGGTACTGGCGATCCAGATTGGTGCGCAACGACTCGAAATTGGTGACGTCGCGATTGGTGCCAGTAACTGTGCCATCGACGTCCGGATCAATGCCGTTGTGGCGCAGGTACTTGCCGATTTCAGTTTGACTATTGAAGATCGATCCACGCGAGGCAAACAGGCCACCAGAGGCCAGTGAACTGGCGAGAAACGGATTCAGATAACCGTTGCGGTTGAAGGATGCGAGCGTAAAATTTTGTCCCGCCTCTCCGGCATTGCCCATGTTGGTCACGGCGCTATTGGCTTGACCGAGGATGATTTGCGCATTGTCGGCCGTCATCCCTGCCGACTTGCCGTGTAACATCGAACCGAACGCGGTCGCATAGGCTCCCGTGTCTGGATTCGAGAGCGACAGACGGGCAACGCTGCTGGCCATGGTCTGCACGAACTGCATCACGTCACCCGCCATCGCCCTGCCACCGGAGTGGTTGATCGCCTCCGCGATCTGCAAGGCCAACTCGCGGTTGTTCTGACGCGGATCGATGTTCTTAAGGTTCCCGTAAAAGCTCACCGATTTGGCGGGATCGATGCCGTAGGCACGTGCAAACCCGGCAGAGCTCTGCACATCGCCCATCAGGGATTGCGGCGATTGCCCAAACGGGCCATGCGCCGCGCCCTGGTACTGCTCGGCCAGTTGCGTAAATTCCTTAGAATTGATACCCAGACCAGCGCTGGCAGCATCACTCATGGCTTTGAGGCCCGTAAAACTGACGCCGAGATCGCCCATCTGCCGCTTCAGGTTGTCGAGGCCGATATCGCGATCCTTCGCCATGCTGTAGCCCTCGGACACCGTCTGCCCGGCCTTGAACAAGCCAAACATCGCCGCGCCGATCAGGCCGCCGCGCAGCAGGCCCATTGCACCACCACCACCGCCAGTGTCTTCGGCACCGTTGATCGCGCCATGCACGATCTGGCTGACGCCGCCACCCACCCCGCCGGAAAATGCCCTGCCGGCGCGTGCGAAGAAATGCTCGCGACGCCGGGGCTTGTTTTTTGGATTGGGTGGGGGTGGATTGGCCGGAGGCGGCGGCGCTGGCGGTACGGCGGGGAGTGGCGGGAACATACCCATATCCCATGCCGTGCCACGCGCTGAATAGCCGAACGCCTTATTGCGCATGCGCTGCGCCGCTTGCGGATCGACAGACAACTGCGAGAAATCGACATCGTGGATCGCCCTGCCGGTCTGGCCCGTGGTCTTCAACGCATCGCGCAATGACCGCGATCTGGCGACGGCCTGGTCGAATTGCTTATTCAGAATTTGCAGGTCGCGTTCAGCGGTCTTCACATCGACCGGCTGGAATTTGACCTTCCCGGCCGAGGCGACAGCACGCGCCAGATCGTTCACGGAATGCGTGATCTGATCAATCGCTTTCGAGACATTGCTGCCATCGGCGTTGACGCCAATTTTTACGTCAGCCAAGGTCGACCTCCTCCCAGTCGGAGACGGCGTCGACCGGCGTCGTTGCCTGATTCGGCTTTACGGATTGGGATGCTTGCTGCATAGGCAAAGTGGTGGCATTGCGCTCGAAACCGGCAAGCACGTCGGAAAGATCGAAGTCGTCGTCTTCGACTTCTTCCTTGGCTTTATTGGACTGATACTGGTAGGCCCAGAATTCGGCCTCGATCTGCTCGTCAGTCGCTGCCAGAAAGCGCGGGTCGGTTGGCGCGAGTCGGTATTTATCCCGGAACCACAGGTGATAGGTGTTTGCCAGCAGTCGCCCCTGCTGCTTCGCTGATTTGGTTCGGTTGCGGTCGAAAGGAGAGCTCCTTTTGACGTAGCGCGCGCCAGATCGACAGGATTTTGTTCTCGAACTCGTCGTCAATGAGCGGGTCGAGCGCATCCAGATCGAAACCCGACGGAGCGGATACCAGCAATGTCTGGATCGTCACATAAGCGAGTGCCGACATATCGGCCATATTGCCGTCGGCGTCGTAAAAACCATCGGTGATTTGATTGTAGCGACCGCGAATCCGGAACTGGTCTCCGACGGTGCGACGGGCAAACATAAAACGGCCAAGACGGTCGACATCGACTGCAAAATCGGTAGTATGAGAAGAACGGCGCATCGGTTGACAGGGATTGAACCCTCAAAATTCGTGACACCGTAAGACTGGCATCACGACTATGCGTTATCGGCAACCGCCTAACGTGTCAAAATTGGTATACCGCTGACCGGCTTCCGCAAAGCGCTTGCATTTGGATTGCCTGAGCGCTATCGTTTATCCAGACAAGGAGACATTTTATGAAAAACATTCTGCGCTGGATTGTTTTGAGTTTATGCTTTTCCGCAATGCTACCAGGCGCAATCGCGGCGGGAGAGAGAGGCACCGCCGACGAAGCCATGGCGATGGTGCATAGAGCAATCGATGACATCAATAAAAATGGCCGGGATAAGGCTTTTGCTGACATCGCCGACACCGGCAACAAGCAATTTCATGACCACGATTTGTATGTGTTTGTCTACGATATGAATGGCGTCGTCCTTGCCCACGGCAATAATCCCCGAATGGTCGGCAAAAACCTGATCGACCTGAAGGATGGTGACGGCAAACCGATCATCAAGGGATTTATCGACGTCGTGCAATCCAAGGGCAAGGGCTGGTGGGACTATAAATGGCCCAATCCCATGACAAAAGCTGTCGAAGAAAAGTCCGCCTATATCGAAAAGGTCGGCGGCGACCTGATCGTAGGCTCAGGGATTTACAAGTAACATCAGGCATTGCCCTTCGACAATTTTTATCAAGGATGGCATTGCGTTATAACGCAGTGCCTTGCACATCCAGCGCATAGAATTGTCCGGATTGCATCACAATCGCATGCTTGGAGATTTCGACGTCGCCCGACGCATACGAACAACCAACATATTTACGCAGTAACGTGCCATCTGTTTTCGAGTACACCTCGATATCGAATACCAACCCTCGCAGCATTGCGTCTCCGTTTTCGGCAGCGGCACCACTCGCAATCATGGCACCTGTGTTCAACGCCATCACCTGCACGGAGAGCGAGTGGCGGGCCATCGTCGGCACGTACTCTTGCACGTGGATATCGCCAATGCCAGAAGCAGGCTCTGGCGCGTAGTCGTCATTGAGCCTCACAGATTGCAGCAGGCCGATCTGCACGCCGCCGAAGGTGGCAACGATCAGATTGCCGGTGCGCGTTTTGAGATTAACGCTCTGTTGAATTGCCATTTAGCGGCCTCCCTTATGCGCTGGCCGAGCCGGTAAACGGCACTGCAAAAATCGTGATTGGAATGAAATCGACGCCAAGCACGGGTGAACATTGGAACGACACAGCCAGTACATTGCCGATTGATGTCGCGGTAATGCCGGTATAAGCCGGATTGTCTGCATCGCCAGTCAACACGCCCGGCCCTTGCGGTTCAGGGGTCGCCAGCAGTCGCAGTTGCGACTCCGTGATACTGATCGCACGCCCCATCGTGATCGGCGTATTTTTCGCGCCACGCAGTACATCAAGCGCGTTGCGCACGTTCTGTGCGACGAAGTCCAACGCCCAACCGACGGACTGCTCGACTTTGTCGTAACGGTTGTCGTTCAACCAGGTAGAAATCGATTGCACCACCTTGAAGCCGTTGCTGGTGGATTCGATGCACAACACACCGCCCTGAATCAACGGATCGGTCTCGGTCGGATTCAGCAGTGATCGCTCAACACCGGAGAAGCTCAATGACTTGTTCGTCATCGGCGTACCTGG